GCCCTTTCGGGCCCACTTTTAGACCAAGTCTAAACTTGATCCGCTTAGCGTGCGTATACATTCCGTATACGTTTAGCTATGTGGTCGCTTTCTGATGCTAACCTAATGTGGTTGGAAACCCATTAGGCGCATCATACTGCTAAGAGGTGAATTATGAAAGTATCGATAGGTGAGGATAAACGGGGTAGTTACTCCGTTCCCTCTGGACAACTGAGACGATCGTATTCTCAACTTCCGAAGAGGATATTCAAGTCTCAGTTGATTAGCCTCCCGACAACCTTGAGAAAGGTTTATCATCGGGAGGATCCAACCAATGGCAATGTAGATCAGGACCAGTCAAATTTGAATGGCTCTACTACTATGGTCATTGGCACCAACTCCTTCTCTGGAGTTACCAATCCCGGTTGGAAGGACCAAATCCGCTCAGGAGCTAATGCGACAACACCCGCTACGGGTGTTGCGTATACTTTCGAGCAGCAATGGTTCTCTTCAACCGGTTCTGGAACATCGACACTTCCGCCTCCTAACTATTACTCGGTAACCGAGGATATTTCAGGGTTTCAATACCTTGATAATATCCAGCCGGTCAATCCGAGTCCGGAGCAGTATGCAGAAGTTCAGAACAGAGCTATCAGGAAGTTTCTTGAGAAAGCTGAGTCTGTCCGATCCTCAGTTGAGGCCGGGCAAGATCTCGGCGAGTACAAGGAAACTATCCATGGTTTGGTCAGTCCATTATCGTCCTTGCGTAACCATGTCCTTTCATTTTTCCCGAGTGTCAAGAAACACAAGGGGTTGAAGGGTCGTTCGTTGCGTAAGGCATTGGCTGACTCGTACCTCGAGTGGACCTTCGGCTGGAAGCCACTCGTATCCGACATCGCGGACGCTTATGTTGGTTTGACTAATAATAGTCATCCCCTCATTGCGCCTATCGAGGCCGGTGCGAGTATGGATTATTCAGGGAAGGTTGACTTCTGGAATATTACTTATCCAGGAGCCTTTGCCACTGCTAGAGGATCAGTCCGTAGAACTTCACGGCAACAGATCCGCTATAAAGGTGCGATACGAACAGGCGCAGACCGCAATGGGATAATTGCGAGGGGGCAACTCCTTCAAGGAGACCTTCCTCACTTTATTCCTACATTGTGGGATCTGCTACCCTATTCGTTCATAGTTGATTACTTCACCAATGTTGGTGATATAATCAGGGCCGCTTGCTTTGTAACTAGCAATATAACCTGGGTCGCTCAGACTGATAGGCAGATTGATCGAAATCAATACTCCTATGGTCTCGACCCTCAGTTTTTCCCTAGTTGGTTCATTGCAAACGTCCCCTCTGTCCAACCATACTCCCCGTGGATCCAACGTGTGAGGTTTAGCAGGAATCCTATCAATCCCAATAGTCTTATGCCTACGTTGCAGTTTCATCTGCCTACGTCGGCTAAGCCATGGGAGAATATAGGGGCCATACTAGCCTCACGCGCGAAATCCATCGGTCGTTTCTTAACCTAGTCCTTTAAAGGTGATATATGAGCTTTACGCTCACAACCCCTGTAACAGGTGGTGCCCAGACTGGTTTTACGGCTCCGACGTATACCATTCAGACTGATACTGCTCCTACGAGCGCCGGTAAACAGTATGCTGTGTCCGCACTTGGCGGCACACAGACTGGTGTCGATGCTTCGAGTAGTCCCAGTCGCCCGTTCACAATTACGTTGATGAGGCCTCAGGTGCTTCGTGCACTTAGCCCCGTCGACCCTGTGACGGGTGTACTCCGCTCTGTTCCTCGTAACACGTACAAAATCATCGTCCGTAAGGGCGTCACTCCGCTGGCTGGCCAGTCGCCTGCTGTTCTCAACAGCACACTGACTATGGACATTCCTGCGGGTGCCGACATTGCGGACGCTGCTAATGTACGAGCGTCATTGTCGTTACTGATCGGGTCGCTTAACAGCATCTCGGCCAGTATCGGCGATACTTTGGTTACCGGCGTCATTTAAAGGTGACGTATGATAGCCACAAGTAAAGGGTGGTTGAAAGACCACTCTATGGCGATAGTCGCGACTCTCTTTGCAGCCCAGAACTGGCACCTTTTTGGTGCTAAGTTTGACCGCCTATTTGAGGTTCTCGCGAATATGTTACAAGCTGTCGGGAACTCTTAGTGGGTTTTCGACCTTTTCTTCTTTGAGAGAGGTCTATTTATGTATATTTTCTATACGACCGCTAAGGGCAGGAACATGAACTACCGGATTAATCTCCGGACATTCTATTCCTACATTCGT